TTAAAGGACAAAGCTTAAAATTGTTAATACAATTGATATTCCACATAATATTATTGGTAGTTTTTTAGGATTGTTTCTTTCAGATATTACTAATATTATGAATAATATGGTTATTATTATATTTACGATGTTTGCTATTGTTAACATTTTTCATCCACCTCTTTTTGGGAAAAAATTTAAATAATAAAAATTTTAAATTTTAAATTTGATGATGGGATTTTTTTATCCCATCAATATGGTGTATATTAATGTTGCAACTTGGACAATTAGTCCAAGCCATGCAACTAACTCTTTTCTATCAATGTTTTCCCCCTCCTTGTAGTTCTATTATTATATTGGTTACTATACTATATAAAGGTTTCTATTTATTACTACTTATTTTTATAAAAAAAATAAAGAATTCCACTAAAAAAAAGTAGAATCCATCAAAAAAAAATCATTGATACAAATCACTAAAAATCCAAGCTGGATCATACGCTAAAATCGTACCATTCATACACCAATTACTTGAAACACTGTTTCCATTTAAAACTGCTGCAGGGTCACGATAAATCCAAGAGCCCCCAGTATGCTTAGAATGTTTCAATCTAAGCCTTACATGCCCAGTCCCACTTCTACATCGTACATGAATGAATTGTACATTATAACCTAATGCAAGTCCTAAACGGTAAAATAATTGACTTGAATCAGTACAATTAACTCCTTGCTTATTATAGATCTTATTAATAGTTTCCTGAGTATTATATTTGGAGTTATAATAATATCCATATCCTCTTCCTCGGATTTTGTTCAAGCAAGAGTCTATATCTGTTACACCACCAAATTTGTCGGTGAACCTTTTTAATGTGATGTCTGTGGTGTCGCTGGTTGTTCCGTTGCCATGTGGGTCTTCAAGATAAACAATAGCTGGACTAACACCATTTAATACTTCATAAGCTGATACACGATTAGCCATACTAACATAACAATTCTTATAATACTTTGTTCCATCAGTATCAGACACATAATTTGGGAGGAAACTTAAATCTTTATTATCAAATATTGCACATTCAACAAACTCTGCAATAAGACTGTCTTGTTGATAATTCGTACCTCTCTCTTTAATTGCTTTTATAATTGTGCCATAATCAGCTACACGATTCATGTAACTATACACTTGTCTTGTATTAAACTTTTTATTATTATTCACTAACCAATAAGCAATTCTATTCATCAAATAAGTGTATTTTGTAAAACTAATATGTTCATTAACCATTTATTTTCATCTCCTTTTTAAATTTTAAATCATCTAAATATTCCTTTAAGATACTGCATTTTATAATTGCATCTTCAAAACAACAAGGAACCTCTTTATCACAAGGATCATAAAATGCACATTTTTCACATTCTTCACTAATCATCCCAAAATAATCCCCCTATCAATTTTTAATGTACAATCAGTAATCTTGTTTGTTCTAAACGAGGATTCTCTCCAGCAGCTCCTCTTTTTACAATACCTTCCAACATATAACTTCCAGGGTCTAATCTAATCGGCAGTATTGCTCTACCATTAGCATCAGTTGTTCTTTCATAAGAAACACCATTTACAATAAAATTAATTACCACATTTTCCCCTGTGTTAATTTCAGGATTGGAAGAAATAATTTTACCGTAAACAGAATTTCCATAATTTAATTCTAGTTTAACTCCATCTTCTCCAGCAAGGTCTGATAAGCGACCCATTACTAATCTAGTGTTTTTTAAATCATCCATTGTGGTTTCTAATATTTCTTGTCTTGCAAATGTTTCAGAATGTTCATCATCCACCAAATCTGCATTTAAACCTGAACCTGCTCCATCCACTTCTTTTAATTTATTTAAAATAGTTGTGGGTGTTTCAATGTTTCCATCTTTACCATCTTTTCCTGCAGGTCCAGTATCACCTTTACTTCCTTTATCACCTTTAGGACCTGTTGGTCCTGTTGGTCCAGTATTGCCTTTAGGGCCTTTGAAATTCCCCAGTAATATTTTTTTAACCATTAAAAAAAACCTCTCCATTTATTTAATTATACTCCTATTTTCATTTTCACACCAGACACATTATAACTCATACTTGTACCGCTACTCCATGCACCTGCTTTTGTAATTAATCTCCACCTATTAGAATTAATTTCTGCTCCCCGACTCTTATTGGCTGTGTTAATTGTTTGAGAATCATCACATAATACATAACTTAACTTATCATGTCTTACTTTGAAAATTAAACCAAAATATTTTCCTGCAACATTCCCATATGTGCCCTTTTGGTCGTAAGTTCTATTTGTTCCACCATCACAAACTATATCAACCCATGTACGACCTTGCTGAGGGGTGCATACTACACTTATTTTTTCGTTTGTTTCTGGATTCAATAAGATAAATTGTATATTAGAGTTAATTCCTAAGCTGTTAGGACTCCATGATAAAAATAAGTCAAAGTTTTCAAGATTAAAAGTATCTGTACGATACCCTTCTTGAGTGCTCTGCTTGTAGGGTATTTGTATTGTATCGTGAACATGTGAGCGAGTAATACTTTTATCTGCAATACTGCTTCCTTCAGGCAAGATAACATCAGATAAAAAGAAACTAAAATCTCTTGTATTAATATTGGTTTTACCATCCAAGCTTGATTGAAGATCAGTAATATTGCTGATACTGTGACTGTGACTACTGTTAGCTTTACCGTTCAACGCATTAGTCACGATTTTATTCTGTACAGGATTAATAGAAGAACTACTTAATGATGAATCAACAACTGTTTTATTAGCACCATCATCAATATTTTCCAATTTTTTGTCATGATCATAAACAAAACCATTTACACCTGACTGACTATCAAGTCCATATTCATACACCCACATGCCATCATCACTATCCTGATCAAGGCCTATACTATCACTTGTATGGCTGTGGTTAACATTTGCTTTATTTGCTAATTGAGTATTCATTTCTGTTTGTGTAACATACCCAGATAAGTCAACTGTTGTTTCAGTTGAACCAATTTTTTCAAATTTATTATTAACCCAAATATACTCATCATAAACATTACCCTCAACAGAAGATGAAGTATTTAATTTTAAATACATTACTCCATTTTCTCCAGTTTCTGGCAATTCAGACACCACTTTTGCAATAAACCCCACAAGAGAATCAATTTTTGACTTTAAAAGAATCATATCATTACTAATATAACTATTAAAAGTTTCTTGCGTCAAATTACTTCCATAATTAGAAGTAGTTACAGAAACATTACTGTCCTGATGATTATGATTAGTATTTGCCTTATTATTCAATTTAGAATCTATTTCAGTTTCAGTATAATACCTTTCATCATGATTATGTCCAACATTTGATTTCCCACCTAATTTTGAATCAATTTCTGTTTTCTTATAATAATCATTTAAATGTTTAACAGCAATATAATTGCCAACATGTACCTGATAACTATTTGCTCCATCTTCACTAGCTATATTTAAATATAAATCACCAGTAGTTTCATCATGTTCAAATATTGGAGGGTTGGTTTCATCATTACAATAACACCATAGATTTCCTTCAGCATCTCCTGCTAAAGTGAAAAAACCTGGTGGAGGTACTGTAATATTTAATAATGGGTTTGCCCATTTGTCGAACAATTCATCAATGGCTTTACTTACTGTATTGGCATCTGTCTTTAATATGTCGATATCTAGGAAATCTTCAATGTTTCCTATTTTTGTGCCGAGGTTTGTTTCTCTTAATCTTGCACATGCATTATTTAGTGCTTTTCTTTCATTTTCAGTTAGTTTAGTCATATTACACTCTCTCGTTTAACATTACCTATTTTAATCTCTTTATCACCATTTAGATAAGGATTATAACTTATTTCTGTTATTTGTGCTTTGAACACCTCTGAATCTGGGAATTTTACATATACAAAATCCCCTACATTATAATTGTGTCCTGGTGTTTCTACAAGGTCTACTTTTATGCTTTCATTTTTCTCTAACCATTTTGTGTTATCTCCTGAACCGTTTAATTTTTGCCAGCATCCAATCAGTACTTCTTCTACTGATTGTTCGCTAGTTTCAAATGGTTCTAATTTTGGATTACCATCACATACTGTGAGATAATTGAAATCTACAAGTGTTGGTAAAGCATGAATATATAATTCTCCTCTTGGTTTTACATAGGGGAATCTTGAAAATTCAAAAAGTTTTGTTGTATCACATGTTAATGATACAAAATCACATCCTTTTAGTTTGAAAGTTACGTTGCCGTACCAGTAGTTGAATTTTGATTGTTTTGTGATTACATTTACTATATTTTGTTTTGAATCACTTTCATCACCAGTATATTCTGCAGTTATTTCTTTATATTCTCCTACTTTTTCTTTGACTGTTTTTGTTGCAGTGGTTGTTGTTTCTGCTTCTCCAGGAGTTAATTTAACTTTTTTACATTTTCCATGACCCCATTTGTCTCCTCCACAGTATCCGCAGTAATCTGCGTCACATCCTCCTTTTTTCATGCTGCAAGTTATTTCGCCTTCGTACACTTTTTTAGGATTGTCGGTTAATGTTCCAGTTTTGCCACAGTTTGGGCAGTAGTTTTTCCAGGTTTTTGTGTATCTTTTATATGCTGTTCCTGCACAACAGCCACATGATGGCATCATGTTTACGGTTATTGTGTTGGGATCTCCTGTTGTGACATTTTCAGTTACCTGTTTTTCTACTTCTTTTTCAACATATTTCATGAATTTTATTGACTTATTTTTGTAGTCAATAGTTATTTCGCTTTCATCCTGAATTAGATTCGGTTGTTGGAAATATATCATTGAAGTATTGGGATCATCATCTGCTATTCCCTGATTAGTTATTTCAATTCCTAGTGTGGATGCCCCTTTTATTTTTTTAATTTTGAGAATAGGGTATGATTCGCTGATATATTTTTCAACATCTAAAATAGTACATCCTGGGATTTGACGTGGTGTAATGGTTGGGATTTTATTTGAAGAGGTTGTATTTTGTGTGTACATGAATGGCATGTATTCGTAGTTTTCATAATCTTTTATATAGTGAATATTTTCTTGTACAAATGTTAAAGAAACAGTATCTATTATTTTTATTTCATTAGAATTAAAGAAAACATCTTTTTTTGTTGTTAAATATTTTGCAAGAACATATATCAAATATTGGAAGCTTAATCTTCCACCTGTAATTGATAAGCTGTTTGGTGCTTTTGTTTGAGTTATGCAGTACGATTTGATTATTCTTGCTAATTGTATTATTTCGTCCTGTTTTATGATTGAATCAATATGGCTGTGTGATGGTAAATCTGCACAATCTACAATTTTTAGTGAAATGTTTTCAGAGTTATTGTCTTCAGTGTTGATTATTGCTTCTGCAAGTAGAAGTATCATTTGTCCCATGCCTATTTTAACATTGTAGACTTTGTTTTTTGATGAATCTTCATATATTTCACTATGTGATATTTCAAACTTGTTTGGGAAGTATTTTTGAACATCAAGAAGTACTAATAGTTTTTCAGCACAATCAATAATGTCTTGTATGTAAAAATCATATTCAAATAATGTTGGTGGAATATTATTGTTTACATCAAGATTGTAAAATTGTCTAAGTATTTTTGAATAATCTACTTCATCAGTATTTTCTGAAGAAATTACTGGCATTATACCTAATGCATTTTTGGTTTCATCACTACTATATGATAATTCATTAGTATTTTCTCCAATTACAACACTTTCTACAATTTTATTGTGTGTTACTCCATAATTTGCAGGTTTTAGTAATTGTATTTCTTTTATAATGTTATTATTTTTTAAAGAATAATTTGTTTTAAATACTAATCCTGATTGTTTTTCAATAGCTTTTAATAAGTTGTATTTTGTTATTGAGCCTTGAACATTGATTAATCTTTTACTATAATCAATACTGTCAATATCTGTTTTTGTAACATTGAAAAAACCTTTCAGTAATTTGTTTAGGAATAATTTGCTGATAATGATTGTGTTTCCATTTACATGTGACGCATAATTAGGGTCTCTAATATAGAATGGTTTACAATTGTTTAATTCTACAATTATTTCTTCTGCATCTACATCAATAGATTTGTCTATATAATCAAAGGTGCATTCACTATTAATAACAAACAAACAATTATCAACAAAGATTTTGTTTCCTTGTTTGAATAATTGCTTGTCTTTTTTAACATTTGTAAGTTTATGTGATAGTTTTAATGTTTCATATCCTTGATATTCATCAGTAATATGTATTTCTGATAATTCAGTATCTAAAAATTGAAGAATATTTTCTTGATTATCTAAAACAACAACCATACTTTTTATCCTCCTTTTTCATAGTAAATTACATCAGTCACTTTACAATTGATACTGTTTTCAAAATTAAAATGATGATCCAATATGAAAAAACTAGAATCTACACTAATACAATTAGGATCTATCTTGAACCATTCACCATATTTTTCATAGAATACATTTCTATTTTCACAATCAATTTTAATCTTTGTTGTTTCAGGTAAGTTTGTTATAAACTCTCCTTCAAGTTTCATTATTTGTCCAGATTCTGATTCAATTATTTGTATGCTTGTTGATTCATCTTCACTTAATTTATACAAAATAATGTCTGGTTTTACTTTTCCAATTGTGGTTATTGTTCCTGCGAAACTTTTTCTTAATGGGTTAATATTTCTACTTAAACCACTAGGGATTATTAAGTCCACTTCACAATCATAACCTCCAACCATTGCTTCTGCATCAATTGAATCTTCTATATAGTAATCAAAACATTCTTCAGGTGCGAAAAAGAAACTAATGTTTTTTAGGATTGGTGAATCTAATGTGTCTCTTTCAGGATACAGGTAGTCACTTACATATTTCATGATTTCTGTTGATTCTTCAAAATCATCTCCGTAAACTCTGAATTTTAATTTGATTTTTTTATCATCAACATTGACTCTTATAGGGTATTTCCCATCTGCTCCTTCGATTTTATATTTTTCTGTATCAAAATTAGCTCCACGAGGTATTTCTGTTTCATGACTCATACTTATAAGGAAATATTTGCAACTAACTCCATTAATGTAGAAATCACAGTCTTCTCCACTATTTTTTGAATAATATACTGTGATTTGCACATTTTTCATTTCAACCTGGAATGGAGTGACATTGTCAAATGCATCATCAATTTGTAAGAAAAACCTTAAATCATTTAATATTGTGTTGATTTCTGGAAATGGAATGCCGAAATTATGGAATTTTCCACCGAATTTAAAGTTAGTGTCATTTCTAGTGATGTTTATGCTGTCTAAATAGTAATCTAATTCATCAGCATCTAATGTTCCAACACCACAAATTAAATTAATTGATTCTTCAACACTTATGTCTCCAGTTATTTCTATTCCATGAATCAGTACATTATTGTTTTCTAATCCTTGCCAGTTGAAACCTTCAAAGAAATGTTTTGTAGATAAAGCTAACTCTGGAGGTTCAAGTAATAAATTTGCAGTGCTGCCTACATCACCTAACAAATATCTTTTTGGAGATAAAGCCAATACTGGATATTCATAACCTGCATATCTTTCTTTAAGTATTAAACATAAGTTAGCAAATTCTACAGTTCCATAGTCAAAATCTATGAAATTCCCATAAAAAATTAGATAGATTGGTTTACTTGCATCATATGTAAACTCACAGGATAACTCTTCCCATATGTCCTTAACACTGATTTGATTGGTATATGAATTTGTTGTTCCATTTACAACACAAACTCTTAAGTTTTTCAAACCTTTTTCAATTTTAGAAGCATTTAACAGTCTTCCTAATGCTGAGAAAACATAAGTTTCACCATGCTCAAGATTTGATAATGTGAATTCTGACAAATTCAATACTGAATAATAGGATTTATATGAATCAGGAATGTTTACTTTCACTTTATCTGTGAAAACACCTAATAATAGTGGGCTGGTCATTTCAATATTATATTCTCCACTACTTTTAGAGTATAACGGAATATTTGTATCATAAATAATGTTTCCACTATCATCTTTTTGCCATTGTGATTTTGAAATTTGTAAAATATTATTGGATAAACCTGGAACAGGTTCTTTTACAGTTAACCCTCCAAAATTCAGATTTAGTGTTAAATCTAATGGAGCATCAGTTTTTAAAGTTATGTTTAAGTATGTTAAATCTGTAACTGTATCCGTACTAATTTCAATTTCTTTGTTATTTGCATAGAAATCCCATACTTCCAATTGGGGTTTTTCTACTACAAATGTTGTTTTTGTTGAATGACCACTATTGTTTTCATCAAGTGTGATTGTAAACAATCCTTCAGATGTTGGAGTTACATAGAATATTAATTCTGCTTTACCATTTGTTGTTGCTTGTCTCCATATGCCTGTGGTCCAGTCATAATATGGTGAATCATATGTGATTTCACAGTCTCCATTTGTGATTATCTTTATGTTTGCCGATATTTCTTCTGAAGGTTTTGTTCCACTGGTTTCAACCATTGTGCATTTTACAGCTACTTTTTCACCGTAACTAACAATATTTGGTTCAATGCTAATGCTTGGAATATAATTCCCAGTTGTATATACTACAATTACTCTTAAGTATTTCATTTCAATGTAACATGGGTTTGTAGATGTATTTTGTGGTAAATCAAATTTAACATCAAAATTTGGAGTGTTAATGTCTTTTCCTTTTAGATTCAAATTATTAAATTGAACTTCATATTCTCCAAAATTATTTCTAGGTGGAGCATTACCTGTTTTTGACAGGTTTAAACTACTTAATATGATTTCTGGATTTGAAAAACTTCCATGTGCAGTTTGACTTATCTGTGCAGAGTATGCTAATTTTCTATATGAATATTGTACTATTATACTCGTTACTTTAGCTGAATCTGGAATTAATCCATCATATTTAAAATCATATCCACGTATGGTTGATGGATGTTTTCTTGAACCATTTCTTCCAGCAATCGCATTTTTATATTTTGCTCCAGGATCTGCATAACCCCAATGTCCCACAGTATTTAAATCATTTGTAATATTTTCAATATGATCACATGAACGATAAGGTATGTTGTTTCCTTCTATATTTTGAACTTTACTAGGGTATCTTAAAATACTAGGCAATTTAATAATCCCTCCATCATTTTTTTTAATTTTTAATAAAACCATCATACTCTGAATTAAACATTAAACAGTTTAATTGAAAGCTAATGTAATCTCCTTTACTTACACCATCAGGAAAAGCAAATTCAACACTCACATATTTAGCACCAGCAGGTATTTTTGATGTTTTAATAGTACATCTTCCTTTATTACCCATACCTTCATTAGCAATATCCATAATTTCCTGATTTTCAATTAATTCCCCATCTTTATCGAAAAATACAAACCCCACAAGTATGCTTTCAATAGTATTTTTTGCATCATAATTAGATGAAAACACAATACTGAAAGCATCATCAGGTATGTGTACCCCTTGATTGTTCTGATGGATTAAAAGAAAAAAAGGAGAAGTTAAATCAACATTCTCAGAGAGATATGTTTCTTTAACTTTCAAAGTATAACCATTTCTAAAAGGAACAACTTCAAAAAAATCACTATATGGGTTGAAATTAAAATCAAAATGTTCACAAACAAACAAACTAGATAAACTAGATTCCATACAATATTGAATGTCTTCACTAAATCTGTTAGTTAATGAAACATCTTTACTTAATTTAAATGAATATACATTGTAAGATTCCCATTCATCAGGTTTTACCTTGTTTAATGAAACCATACATTTATGTGATTCAAAATCGTTTTTATCTTCCAGATATCCATGTTTGTTACTTATGATATTACCGAAGATTTCACATTCTTCAGGATTAATTTTTATAGTTTCCATTATCTTTTAACCTCTCATCCTTTTAATACGATTGTCTCTTTTAATTAAAGCTTCAGCAATGCGGTCAATTAATTTGGAATCAGTTATCACTTCTTTTAAAGTTGTGATTATTGATTTTTCATCAATATCTTCTCCTTCAACAGTAACATTAAGATTATGATCTATTGTTAAATGCACATCATCAGATGTATAAGACACTAAATTATCAGCAGCAGTATTATTCCTATTATGTTCAATATTCTGGAAGTATGCATTTTGATTTGTTTTCATTAAATCAATAATATTATATATTCCATCTGTAATTATTCCGAATACATCTTTAGAACTTCCTCCAGGACTTGCTGAACCAAAACTAACTCCAGAACCTCCACGGAATATTCCTCCACGTTTTTGGAATTGTGTCATATCATATATTTGACCATTAATCATAGCTGCTACATGTCCTATTCCATTCCATGATCCATGAATCATGTGTCCTGATAATCCTAACATAGATGCTATTTCAATTATCATTTCTGCACCATCGAAACAGTTACATCTTACTTGATCCCAAACTTGCTGATTACTATATCTTGAATTATAGTAGAATTCATAAGTACCAGGGTTTTGGAATCCTCTTGCAGTTAAAATTTTTCTTAAAAGATCTTCAAAGTTTCCAGGATTTAATTGCGGTTGTTTTCCATCACGGAAATCTTCCACATGATAATCTGAAGGTATTTGAATTCCAAGGAACCATGGGTCGGCTATCCTCCATTTGTATGCAGTATTCATTATTTTATTCACATTAGTATCAGGAATTCCTGCAAAACAAGTATTTGGATTAACACAACCATTAACTCTTGCCAAATCATTAATCACACTTGTTGGTAAATTATAATCTAAAATATTTAACCAGGATTTGCTTTTATTGTTTTGAGGATGTTTTACTTTAGAATTAGTGTCAATTACTCTGCCTTTTCCTTGTCCTAATCCTCCAGCAGCATAACTTGCTATTGTGCCTTTTGTGGATTTTCCAAAGTTAATGCTTCCACCAGGTAATGTTCTTCCACCAATTGAACCTCTTGTTATGTTATGTGCGGGACCTGCTGGTAACCCACTACTGAAATGTGCATTGGCTAATTGATTATAGAAACTTGCAATACTTCTATGAAGGCTGCTGAATTTATTGTATGATTGTGTTTGTATGCTTCCTGCAGCTGAAACAATATTGTCTTTCATTACTCCCCATGCATTAGTCATTTTATTTGTTACATCTATTGTGGAGTTACGTACTTGATTTAAGTTCTGGGTTGTTGTTGATTTAATATTGTTCCATGCTTGAGTATTTGAATTATTCATACTTGTTAATGCAGTTGTTACTCCATTACGGGTTGTTTGGAAGCTTGTTACTACTCCTGCAACTCTCATTTGAATAGACCCTGCATTTAATGCTATTCCTGCAGTTAATGTTGAAAAGCTTGTTCCAATCATATTGTTACTTGCAGTGATGCTTTCACTAGCTAAAGCTACTTCTTCAACAAGACCATTATATTGGTCTCCAGTTTCTTCAGTACCTGAATTATTATTGCTTAAATCAACATTTGCACTATCTGTTTCAACTTCAGTGTTTGTTGTTACTGGAGTTGTGATAGTTGTTGAAACATTATTTAATGCATTTTCAACATCAGCAGTATTGAATCCATTTACAATGTTTTTTCCAATATTTTTACCTGCTTCATATGCTGATTTTCCTTTGTCTTTAACTCTTTGTAGCATATTCAAGAATTCGAGTACTACTTTTTCTTGGATTATTCCTGGTGAATGTATTCCCATTGCGGAAAGCATTCCGTCTACAATTTTTTTACCGATTTGCTTTGCATTTTCAACTAATTGTGAGCCTGCAGATAGTATTCTTGAGCCTATGTTTAGGAATTCCTGGTATACTTTTTGAGGTAATTGCTTTATCCAGGACATTACTCCAGATACTACTTTTGAAGCTGAAGTTTTCCCATTACTTATCCATTGTGCTCCTGCAGTTATTATTCTTACAGCTAATGCTAAGAGATATGTTTGTGCTCTGTCGGGTAATTGTTTTAACCAGTTTATTATTCCATTTACAAAGTTAGAACCTGCTTTTACTGCATTATTCCATAGTTGATTTGCCCATGAAACTACAGTTGAGATTATGGTGCTTAGTATTTGTGCATACATTTGCAGTATTGTTTGCCAGATTAAACTTAATGCTTGAGATAATGAGATTTGCCCAGTAAGGAATGATTGGAATATTCCTATTACTTGTCCTATTGTGTTCCAGATTATCTGCAGTACATTTATTACAAGTTGCCATGCTGGACCAAATACACTTAATAAGAATTCACCTACTGGTCCTAATGTTTCCATTAGTGTTAGGAAACCTTGGTTTATTAATTCAACAGGATTTCCCCCATCTCCTTGTAGTGTTGCAAAGAATGATTCAAAGGCTGGGCCTAATGTTGATTCTAAAAATTCAGCAATTGGACTTAATACTTCTAATAATACATTCCATGCATCTGTGAAGAAACTTAATGCTCCAGTGAAATCTCCTCTTAATAATGATTGTATTCCATTGAAAACATCCCATATTATGGTGAGTATGTCTATTGCAAGTTTAACTCTAAATATGAAACTTTCAAATACTACTCCTATTGCATCGATAACTGCTCTTGTTCCATCAACTTTTCCTTTAGCACTTTCTGGGAATATTTCATCCCATATTCCTTTCAACCAATCTACAACTGGTTTGAGGGATTCGTTTAAATCAGCCCATGCGTCTTGAATTGCTTTGATGGTTGCTTTTACATCAGGGTGGTTTATGAATGCATCCCATAATCTGCCAATATTATTTTTTATGGCTTCGAGCATGGTTCCTACATCTTTCCACCAACCAAAAGCTATTCCAACTTCATATACTGCAAAAGCTATTGCTGCAATAACTGCTACAATCGCCCATAATGGGGCTCCTGCAATAGTAATCGCCATGAATCCTGTTGCAGCACCATATAAACTTGTGATAAAAGAGGGCATTACTGATGCCAAAAATCCTGCCAAACCTAATTCTGATGCATGTACTGCTCCTGCAAATAATGCAAATGCTAAAGTTAATCCTCCAATTAGTACTGCTCCTTGGGCCCATGCATTATTTTTAACATACTTTACTAAATTTGTAATAGCATCAACAACACTTATAATTATTGGAGTTATTGGAACAAGTACTGATTGTATTAATTGACTTCCAGTTACTGTTAATGCTGCCCAAGCATCATCTAATGTTACAATTTCCTGTGCAGTTTGGGTGAACCCCATGTCATCCAATGTTTTGTTCATTGCTTGGAGTAATCCAGTTTTATTATTTATATCTCCATCCCATCCATTTTTCATGAGCATGTCTTGAGATATGCCTATTTCCTGCAGTCTTCTGAATTGACCATCCATTGCATCTGATACTGCAAGTATTGCATCTTCTTGTGTTCTTCCTTCTTTTACGAAAGCTGAACTCATTACTGCAGTTGTTTTAGTAAGTTCATCCATTGAAGCTTTAGGAAGTTTTAATTTCACTCCCATTTCTAATGCGGCTGCACCTACTGCATTCATGTCAACTTTACGAAAACTATCTTGCATTTTGTCAACAGCACCATGGAATTGTTGTAGTTCTCCTTCAGTCATTCCTAGTCTTTGACCGAATCTTTCAAAACTTGCAGCTGCATTTATTGATTCTCTTGCTCCTTGCACCATACTGTTTACAAGGTCAAAACCAATCATTCCTACAGTCATACTTGCTGCCGTTCTAAGAAATCCAAGACCTCCACCAGCAGTTTTAGCTCCGTTTCCAAGTCCTCCAAAACCAGTTCCTGTTTTTTGTGAACTTGTTCTTAAACCTTCTAAAGCTAATTGTGCTTCTCTTGCATCTCTTGCAACATTATCTAAACCAGTAGTATGGAAGTTTAGCAATGAATTTACTTGTTGAAGTATACCAATTAAAACTAATAATATTGCTTTTAGTAGTTCTGCTGATGCTGTTGTTCTACTGAATCCCGAACCATCAATTGAATCTAAGGCTGCATCTGTTGAATGTGCACTTGTTCTAGCTCGATCTAATGCCATGTCTAATTGTGCTGCACTTGATGAAGTTGCTGTTAATGTGTATCCAGTTATACTATTTATTCCACTGCTTAAACTAAGTGCACTGGATGAAGCTTGTTTTAAACTTGAAGATAATAATCTGGTACTATTATTTGAACTATTCATCGAGGAAGATAATCTTGTAGCACTAGATGATGCTGTGAGTAAATTACCTGAATTAATTGTGTTGATTGAAGTGTTAAGTCTATATGCACTATTCATCGATGTATCCATTGAAGTGGTTAATAGTTTTGCAGAATTAGATAATTGATTAATTGTATTGGGATTGATTGAATTTAATGCTGTTTTTGTAGAATTAGTGCGATTTGTAACTTCAGTTAATTCTTTATCTAACTGATTAGCAGAGTTTTTGGCTTTATCCATACTTGAGGAATCAAATTGTCGCATTGCATTTTGAGCTTGTTGTGCTGCTTTTTGAACTTGCTCCATTTGTGCTTGTATCTCTTTTAATTGAGCTTTAACACGGTTTTCCAGTTCAATTATTAACTTTACAATATTATTGCTCATTGTTCTATTCCTCTGCTAATTTCTTGTTTTTTTCTTCTGACACGGTCTTTTAGAGAATGTGAAGCATGATTTGTACCTGAAGATTGTTTATCCTGTTTATCACGAACTAAGGGTACTGCATGATTCAAGAATAATTTCTGCCTAATAGTTAAATCTGCTTGGTTTTCTGCTAACATATAACCGATGTCTTGAAGAGTTACTACTTCAATAGCTATGTTTTCATTCTTCTTCACGAAATTCTGCTATATTATTATCCATTGATTCAAGGTTATCTAAACCACTGAAAATTAATGCTTCATTTACAATTAAGTCTAATGTTCCTGCTTTTAATTGTTCAAGGTCTTTTTTGGTGAATTTATCAGGATTGTCTGCATTGTCTAATACTTTTAATGCAAGGTTCATTTTTGCATCATATTTCTTTTTTTCCATTGCTGCGAGACTGGTTTTGAATTTTGTGGTGTCTTCTGCAAGGCTGGTTTGTTTTGCTTTGATGGTGGAAATCATGTCGAAGTTTCCTACATCACGGTATGCTGATGTGAATTGGTTGTATTCAAGGTCGCTTATTTCTCTTATTGCTACTTCCTCATTATCATACATTGGTAGTTCGATTATTTTTGTGTTTTTGATTCCACCGATAATCATTTCTTTTGTAAGCATAAATATCACATTTTTATATAATAATTTTTTTTTGAATTTTTAAAATAAAGTAATTGAATGAGAATAATCATATTCTCATTTCATTTAATCTGTGTAAACAGTGATTGTTTTTGTTTTACTTGCACCATCAATTAAAATATGTGCTGGTTCTACTTTAGTTGCAGTTGGTTCACCAGTCAACTCTATATCATACACTCCATCTTCAGCAGTAAGTGTTACTTCACCATTACTTGAAGATTCAGCATCAACAGTTGTGGATCCTTTCATTAATGATACCGTGTAATCAGTTGTTAATTTAGCACCATCTTTATCAACAAGTTTGATTGTTGCATCATAAGTTGGGTTGGGATCACTGTCTGCTTTTCTTGCAAATAATGCTCCAGCTAAATTTTTATAATGGTCCATTGTTGATTCAACTGTTTTTGATAAACAAACAATACTTAATTCATATTTAACTGGGTCTGCATTCATTGTTGCAGATGGTTGGTTGATAATACACATTGGACAATATAATTCGAATTTTTTATCACCGTTTCTAATGTAGAACATTAATTCAAAGTATTCTCCTGCAAGGTATCTTCTTGGTCCTTCCTCACTTCCCCAGTACATTTCCAGATATTTTTCATCAGTATCATCTACTGTTAAGTTTAAACCAATTTCTCTTTTAGCTGCTCTTGGTATTTTACACATGAACCTTGAGCCCATTCCTCTTGCATCATCAGTATTAACATTGTTTTTGATTTCAAGACTTATTTTATTGGTTTTACATCTCATTTCAGTCCATTCATCTTCACCAAATCTTCTCATTTTAACACTGTCTATATGGTAAAATGATAATGGTAATTTTCCAAAGTTAAACTCTGATAATTTTTTTAATGGTTGTTTACTATTGATTTTTGATTTGATTTCTGCTGATGCAGTTAAGAATTCTGATTCTACTTCAATACTTAAACTGTCCATCACCATACCTAAAATTTCCATTTCATAGGTTGCACATCCTGCCATCACAGTATAAGAAGGTAAGATACTACTATTTGTACCGTAGATAATATCTCCTTCTCTTCTTCCCAATACTGCTTCAAGAAGGTATTCTAATGTTTCCATTTGTAAGTTGCAACTGAAACTGTTTTCAGGTACATAGTAAGCAGCTACACCAGATTGATAATCCCTACTTACTACTGAATCATATTTTGTAAATTGCTCTGGTGGAGATACATCCATCTCTGATATTTCAATATCAATAGATTCTCCACTAGAGTCTTTTTTTGCAAATTCTCCTTCTTTTACTAATCTTAAATATTTTAGTTCTTCTGCGGCTGTTACCATATTCTTTAGCCTCCATCACATTTTGGATTCTTAATTTTAAATCTTATTTGGAATGTTACACCTGCACTATACACATTTTTCTTTTTACCCAGACCATATGGAACCCATCCGAAATCTTTGGTTTTAATATTGAAAAATCCTAAGTCTCCAAGTAATCTTGAACTTATTATTCTATGTTCTGCCTGTGAAACTATACTTGTAGCTTCATGAATACCTATATTGGGATTTTTATTGTTAAGCACCTGTGAGGATAATATTATTTCTCCTTCAAAGGTTTCACTTAAACCAGTATCCGTAATATTTTTAAATGGTTCATCTACCCATAATTCCAGGTAAGGTAATTCTGGTGTTCCCAAACTTACACCCATAAGAGATAAATGTTTAATAGTGCCATCTTCAATCATTTCAGATAAAACCAGTTGGAAACCTTCCATTAGTTTATCATAAGCTTCTATGAAATCTTTCATAATCCCACATCTTTTAATGTTTCAGACACATATTTGTTAATTTTTGATTCAGTAGTTTTAACTGCATGAGGATAATAATGGTATCCCCTGAATGCTGCTACTTTTTTAGGTTTAGGGACAAAAACATCTTTACCAGATTTATCCACCCAATGCAGGGCTTTTTTATTTTTAGCTGAGAAACTTCCACGACCATCATGAACATATTTTTCATAACCTGAAGGTTTTCCTCTTGCTTTTATAACATACATTTCATCTGTTTCCCTTCTTGCAGTTATTGCAGTTAAAAGATTGTAACGATTGTATTTTATCCTACTTTGAAGGTAAGTTTTAGCATCTTTACTTGCTCCATCACTTACCTTTTTACCTAATCTTGGAGGTACTCGTAATATTTTTTCTTGCAGTCTTTCCCATCCAGTATAATCAAAATCAAAATGTATCATAAAAAATCATCAACTCTTATAAAAAATTAAAAAAAATGTTTAGATTAAGAAAACATGAATCTTAGATTTTTTAATGTAAGGCTTCATTCTTTTTTCAATGTCTTCTGTGAAAATATTGTTTACTGCCTCATCAAAATCAAAATTTTCATGATCAGTAATTCCCAAGTCCTGTCTTACAGCATGGCTTCTAATAATGTTGCTGGTTAATTCAATAATGATTTGTATTACATCATCAGGAATTTTATCTGGTATATCATATTTCTTTTTAACCCATGATTCCATTGCAGTGTAATAATCATTAATATAATTATCTAATTCAGTAGTTTCTAAATTAAATAATTCTTCAGTATTTTTATTAGCTCCACTGTACTGTTTGATTTTTTTTAAGGTGTTTTCATCCAACATAAATTATTCCTATGTTTTAGTCATTGTAATGGTTAATGTAGTTGAATCATCACCTACAGTATAATTACCTGTGCTTTCAAAGTTTTCATAACCAGTACATGTTGCACCATATGAATAAACTCCATAAGGAACATTACTTATTGTACAGCCTCCAGCACTACCAGTACCGTTACAAGTGTAAGTTTTACCATCAGTAATATTTGTTAAAGTTACAATAGCTCCTTCAACAGGATTTGTTCCATCATTAACACTTACACCAATATTTTTAGTACTAGTTGTTGTGCTGGAGTTTATGCTTCCTTTATGTATGCAAGAGCAGATGCATCAGACCATGCAAACTGAATATCAGCATACATTGTAGAAGCAATATAATACTTGTTAGATTTTAAATCAAATTCAGATTCAACAATAATATTATCAGGATCAGCTAACCATTGAATGTTTTCTTTGTGAGTTAAAATTACTGGTTTTTTAGTGAAACCATTACGAAGAGTACTGAAAGCTGGAATTGGTACTAAGGGTACTTCCTCAATGATGATGTTTCCATCTTTAGTGATAACTACATCATTAACAGCATACTTGTCATGATTATCTGCTACATATCTCCATACTGCTCTTTTAAAACTGTATGGTACAAATGCTGCTACTCCACCATCATTTTTATATTTATCAGGGAATAAATCCAACATTCTACGGAATTCTTTTAACGGATTGGAATCTGTTGCAGTTAAATCTATTGTTTCTTGATCTATATCAGAATCATCTTCTAATTTTTTCAAGATACCATCATTTACTTTATATGAAGTTGCAACATTAGATTCAGTACTTGCAGTATTCCCATAGATTAATGTTCTTTCTAATGCTCTACCATTTGCACTACCGAATTGACCAGTTAAAGTATTCATGAAATTCTTTTGCTCAATACTGTCATATAATACAGTTCTGTGAACACCAGTTAAAGCACGATATTCTTCTGCATCAAAAGCCCTATTAGTGAATGTTGGATCCTGTTCAGTATTTAATGTTTGAGGAGTTCCACCGATTCTTCCAGCTTCCAATTCAATATCAAAACTCATCATGTCCAATTCTCTTTTATGATTGTGAGTTGGAACAACTTTAGTCTTGTTTAAAAATGCTGTTTCTTCTTGAACAGCTTGCATGTATTTATCTGCTTTTTCTGCTTGAAGAACTCCTTTACCGAGTTTTCCACTTCCTTGTCCAATATCTACAAATTTAAGGATAAAATCTTCATTATGCATGATTTTATCAGCTAACGCTTGTTCTACTTGTTTAATTGTCATTTTATATCAAACCTTCTCATAAAATTTTTAATTATTAAGTATAATTCCTTCTTTTTTCCTACCAGGTCATTCCCCTTATATTTCTACCCATTCTCTCAAGGAATGATTTTTCAGAAGCATTGCCCTTTGCAAGGTCAGGATCAATACTTTTACTAACAGTAGCATCTGGATTAACAGCACCATCAGCAGTAATAGTAGTATCCACATTAACTTCTCCCCCATCATCATCTTTTGGAGGCTCTGATTTTTTAACAGCTCCAGGAACAGGATCATCTTTTGGAGGTTCTGGTGGTTTTTCCCCACCTTCAAGTTTAGTTATCCTTGCATCCATAGTATCTAATCTTTTATCGATTTTACCTATTGCTTCTAAAATTTTATTTTCATCTTCCACAGGTTCATTATTATTTTGTACTGGAGGTTCAGTTGGTTCTGGAGGTTCAGATTTAGCCACTAAACCATTAATTAATTTTTCAAAAATACCTTCTGAAAATTGCACATTATTTTTTCCATTGTCTTCTTTTGTCATAACTTCCACCTTATCTTCTGGTGTGATATATTTTTTCACAAATTCTTCATCATCTTCATATACTTCAAAAACCGCCATAGGATGTGATGGTTGATCAACAATACTGATTGTTGATGGTTTCCAATCTTTAATGTCTTTAAATTTCAAAGCCATATTTAACCTCCCAATCCTCTACTCATTTGAGCAACACTTTTATATGGTGCAGCCAGTATGCTGAAACCCTTGTATTCCCCATCTCGGATTGCTTGTTGTATTTCCTCATCAGTCACATCAACAGAAATAAACCAGGTTCCTTTGGGGTAAGTGTTTCCCATAACTTGTGTTGGTGATTCAAGAATATATGATTCTAAAATTCTTCCTACAGGTTGGAGTGTGTGCTGTACATCAACTCCCAATCCCAGGCGATTGTATATTAATGATGCTTGTCTTATTGTTTCTTCATCCAGTATGTCTCCTGTTGCATCAGGGATTCCTGGTATGCAGACTGCACCTTTCACAATCATAGTTTTTTTTGACTCCTATTTTTTTATATTGGAAAAAAATTAGTTTTGTTGGAGTTTTTTTTAGTAAAAAAGAAAGGAGGATTTTAAAAAAAGGATATAAATATGTTAAGTTACTAAAATAAAATATTTTTTTTATCCCCCTTCAATATATAGGAGTGGAAAAATAGAAAAAATCAGCATATAAATCTATGGAAAAATTTATAAATTGAAATAAATATAACATATTTTAGAATATGTGCTCCCATGCTGGTACTCATATTCTATTTGTTTTACTCCTTGACTGTGAAGGTGAAAACTATTTCCTGTTACTGTTCGAGTAAACTGTTGTGAATAAAAAAATGTCTAATATGGGTTTTGGTTGTGTAATTAAAAATTAATTATGCAACCTTTTTAGACATTACCCTTTTTCTTAAAAAAAAACATTTAATTAATATAATTCTTATTTTAATCATTAATATTATAGGATTTCAATTTTAAAAAAATTTTATATAATATAACCCTATAAAAATAAAAGACAATGGAAAACATAAACTTTCACAACAGTTAACTGGTGATAAAAGTAAAAAGGAAAAATTTATCATATTTACTTCTATTCCAGTGTAGCTGGAATGGAGGTGACAGGTTATGGTTGATGAGCTATTTTTGCTCATCGAAATTATAGTCATAGTATTTCATGTACTTAAATTATTAAACTAATTAATAGTGCATGAAAAGATGTAGATAAATAGGACAAATGGTTCTTTGTTATTATAAAATGATTACCCATGTCATTGAAGTTCTGTCTAATTCCCCCATTGTCTTTAATATACTGCATAATTATTTGAACAATACCATAACAAAATAGTGTAATGTTAAACACGAAAATTAGAAACATGGTGTTTTAAAATTTCACCATGAACAAAACAATAACAATATAAAGAAAAAATTAAACTAATAACAAATCAGTTTTTTATAATTTAGATTCATCAATATCGATAGGATTATCATGAGTACCAAAAAAATCAGGTAGTACATCTAAATCAATACACCATTCTTTCCACTCATAATATTTTTTAGGATCTTCTTCCCATAACTTTTTAGCATACTTTTTTTTACCCTCATGATCTAATTCTTTCATGACGCCTGCTTCATAAAAGTTATCTTGTTCTCCGTATCCTTTAATACCTGCTATTACAAGACTCATACTATTTATTTTATTATTATAACTTAATAAATATTATGTCAATACCATATTTTTTTAATCTTTGTTTATATAATTTATAGAAATATTCATTATTTTTAATAGTATACTCATTTAATGACTTATAATATTCTTCTTTAGTCAAATCACACCAATTTGGATTGTATGTATGATAATTCAATTTAATTTCCATAACAATATTAGATACTTCTCTTGAAATTTTTTTTGCATTTCTTTTATTAGCTATTGGTCTTTTATTTCTTAGAATAACCATTCCATTTTCATTAAAAGAAATGCCAAACCTTACCTTATACAACATATATACATAAATATCCTCTGGAGAAGGCAAAGGGGATTCTCCAAATGGATGGTTATGAAGTAATGAATGTAATCCCTTCTCCAATCCTTTTTTCTTAATCTTTTTAGGAATTTTGATATACTTTGAATTATTACTAGTAAATCTCCTTTTTACTTGCCCCGTAATAAAACGTGCAGCACCATATTCTTTATGTCTATTTGGAATGCGTTTACTTAAAGTGATAATTAATTCAGAAATTAATTCAGTATCTTTTCCGATTATATGTTTTTTTATTTTTCTTGTTAATTCTTCTTCATCAATTGGTAATACCATTTGTTCTTTATTTGATTTAATTGATTTAGATGAATTTGAAGAAAGAACATTTTTCGCCTCTTTTTTGAGCTTGTTTTGTATTCTTGCTATAGTTGAACTAACTCTTTCTTTTACTTTTGAACCAATGTTTTTCTTATTTGAAGTGTTGATACTATTATTCTGTGTTGATTTAGAATTACTTCTACTTGAAGAACCTTTTCTTCTTAAATTTGATGGTCTGTTATTAGTATACCTCAACCAACATCTACAATTAGCCACATTTTCAGCACCACCATTCAAATCACCAGGATACATTAATTCAGCATGATAAGAACCATAAATATCAAAGTATTCATCAATAGGAACAGAAGCAATAATCCTTGCACGATGCCATGGTCTAGTCTTACCTTTACTACGGCCATTCATCCAAACCTTATAACTATAACCCTCATTTAATGCTTGAATAAAACTAATATTAGATTCATTAGTATGAATAGAATCTTTAACAATATTTTTTAATCTTGCCTTACCTGTATCCGCATACTTCTCACTTAAAATCTTCCTAATTTCACTGTCAGACAAATTCCTAATACTATTCTTCCTTAACTCTTCCTCAATCCTCAATTGCAATGAATACTTAATATTATTTAATCTGTTATTAAAAAACTTAGAATACATTTCTGTATTGGATTTAACAGCATGATTAACAAACCTATCATCAATTCTATGAATTCTTTTTCTTTCATTAACCAAAGTATCATTAATAATCTTAGATGTTGTCTTCTCAATATTCTTAAGCTCACCTACATTACCAAACAATACATCATCAATAACATGATTAATAATTTTATCCTGTAAATTTTCAACTTGCTTAAAAGCCTGATTACGATTCTTATATTTGTAAGTGAGGTGAATATTATCCTTCACAACCATAACTTCACGAATCTTACGAATCCTAAGCAAATATTCTAATTGTTGTTTATTATTCAAAAAAAAGAACCCCCTCCTCACTACACTCTGCATATCCTAATAATTCATGTCATTATCTAAATCATTAATCAAACTGTTTAACTTCCCTTCAGCATCAATTGGATCCTCACCATACAAAACCTTATCCAAAGACTGATTATTCATAAACCTGCAATTATAATACTCATCATCTTCACTCATTTTCAAATCAAATGATTCACCAAAACGATTAACAAACTCCCCTAAAGTCACTGCACCATTTTGCAGTAATTTAATTCCACGGTCCAATACTTTATCTTCTTCATCAAAATTAGCAGGTAAATACTCAAGTTTATGTGTAAATGTTCCAAATTCCTTTTGAATAATAGTCTTATTAATCAAATTAGCCATCCTTTTTTGCAATGTAGCTACTGTAGATTTACTATAATTTTTAAGCAAAGTTTCAGTACGATTACTAGCAATACCTGTAGACTCAGAATCCCCTAAACGTTCACGAGGTACACGATGAATACGACGAATACGATCACCAACACTACCTGACAGTTCTAAAAAACTGCCTTCTTTTTTCTCATCAGCAATTTTAGTAACATTAACACTAACATTATTTTCTTCACTGGGAATAGTGAAAACTAAAGCAGTTCCAGGCTCATTGGACACTTCACGAAACTCATGTTCCAAATCCTCTTCAAAATCATCAAAAGTATAATCTTCTTTTTCCTCAACATTACCTGTAACAGTAATAATATAATTCGGAATACCATGTGCTTTAAAATGCCCCTGCTGATATTCAATAATAGCATTATCAGTTAGAATAGCATCCAACTCAGATAAATATTTCGGCCTACCATAAACAAGACTTTCATTACTTTTAAGATTAAACCAGATTAAATCATTAGCACGATTTTCATCTGTAATATTATCATCCCACAAACCAGTTTCACGATTCAATTGCTTAATATTGTCAGGATCATATAATTTGAAATAATTTTCTTTATGCCCTATCTTTTGTACAACACGTTTTTTATCACGACACATTCTCAAGTATAAACTGCTTACATGATTAACACTTTTCAAATCCCCGTTTTCCCTAAGTAGTTCTAATCCTGCAAAACCAAAAGCTTCTAAATCTTCTAGAAATGATTCTATTTCCTCATCAAAATTAAAATCATTTAAAAAATCATCCAATCCTTTAGGTATTTCTTCTCCTTCTTTAGAGATTATTTTTTTACCTGTGAAAATTGCATCTTCACATTTAACAGTAATACAAATATCATGCAAACCACTAATATCACGCAACTTATCTAATTGGAACGGGTCATATGCTGGGTCAATTACTTCTGTACCATATGTTAATTCATCTTTACTCATTTCTTGAGATTTAATTTCATATTCATTTAAAACACTTTTAATCACTGAATCTCTTAAAAAGTTACTTTTAACTATTTTAACCATTATTAATTTCTCCTTCTACGATTTCTTTTTCTTAAAACTGTAGGTTTTGTTTGAGGATATAAACCTTCATGTAACAATGATACACTATCTACACGGTCATCATGTGTTGTTTCATCATCAGCTATTATTTTTTCTGATGGGAATTTCACAGCTTGTTTCATGAAATCTTTCAACCATTTACCGCGAACAAATAATATCCGTCCATTATTCATTCCCCGTATAGTTCTACTTGCTCTTATTAATTTTGATTTAGGAACACGAATAAAAGTAGGATGATAGTCTTCGAATTCGTTTTCCCAGTATCTTTTAACTATTTTACCTGCAGCTGCAGGCTGATACTCAATCCAATTATCATACTCTGAATGTTCATCCATAATCCTTGTCATGTATTGCTCTAACTTACCTGGCTTTTTTTGTGTGCTTTTCTGATTATGCACCACACCAACTTTTCCTTGTAATACTGTTGAAAAACTACATACCGTATAATCAGAAGTACTTTTTTCTGTTGCTGCAATATCCCAGGTAATTACTTCTTGAAGAATATCCTTTTCAGTTAATAATTCATCAAACTCTTGTTTGCTAATTGTTGCTGCTTCAATTGTATCATAATCAAATACATCTCCTGCTCTTATTTCATAATCCCAATTACCAATCTGATACTGGTAATCGGCTTTTGATAATTCACGTAAATTAGCTAAGTATTTTTCTTTGTCAATATATGGATTATGCCAGAAGTTCATTTCAAAAAAAGGGTATGGTCCTTTAACAAATTTTTCATTTAAGTATGTTGATCCATCTGCATCAGCAGGATTACTAATATAGTAAATTGCTAATGGGAATTGCATTAACTTATCAGTTCCTCTGAGACTACGATTCAGGAATTGCAGGTTTACTTTTTCAAATTCTGAAGCTTCATCAACAATGATTTTATGATAAGCACGACTTTTGAATTTCTCTTTGTCTTTTTCCAGAAGCATATATGAATAATAAATTCTGGCATCATTTTCATGGTTAATGAAACATCTTTTACTTTGATTGTGTTCTATGTAATCGAATGGTTCTGTCCAATGGTCCAGGTAATCTACTATTCCTCCTGTTGCTATTACGTTGTCATAAGTAGATCGTAGAATTAAGCAGCGGTAGTATGGTACTTCATAATGTTGTAAGGCTAATACTGCTCCAAGCATACTTTTACCAGAGTATGCTGAACCACCAATTAGTTTTCTTGTGTGGCGGTCTGCTATTGCATATAATTGTCGGTCATATGGTGTTACTGGAATGTATGGGTTTTCAAGTATTGTTCTTCTAATCAACTTTTTTTGTTGTTGATCTAAGTGTATTTTCTTGTAATCTACTCTCATAATTCATCAGTGAATTTTTCTAAATCATCGTTAATGGTTAGTAATTCTTCTAATTCTTTGTCTTTCATATGAATTACATTATCATTTTCTTTGGTGGATGTTTCAATACTTCCTTGTATTTGAGTATTATTATCTTTAATATCTGTTGGTTGACCATGAGCTAGTCTGAAATTCCTATAGATTATTTCCGCAGATTTATTTAGATTTAGAAAACTATTTGCTCTTGTAGTTGGAGCATTCTTATTACTATTTTCTTTTAGTTCTTTTTGTATTTCTTTTAGTAATTCAAAATCATCATTGAAGAATTCTTGAAACTTAGCATTTCCTTGTTTGAATAATTCATAGTTCAACTCTCTTTCTTTTTGATCAATATGATTATCATATAATCGGCATCTTTCTACCCAATTCCATTTTGAAGATTGTGTTGTTAGTTGTGATAATGTGGGTATGTTTTTTTCTTCTAAAATGTCAGAGTTTGTCAGAGTATATTTAACTTTTTCAAGAGTTCTTTTCAAACCTAAGTTTCTGTATTCTTTAAACCAGGAATAGCTTTTACTAGGTTCTCCTTTTTGTCTTTCCCATGCTTCAGTCATAATCCCTCCATCCTTATATTTTTTTGAACATTATTGTAATGTTTATTGTTTTTTGTTGAACACGAAATTTTAAAATACAAGGTTTTTTTATTTTCGTGGTGAACAATGTAATATTGTTTAGTTTTGAATTTTGAACAAAAAAAGTTTTATTAGTTTTTTATAATAGTTTTAGGAAATTCACAATAACAAACTGAAATCCATCAATCAAAAATACAATTAAAGCACCAACAATTGCTATAAATACTCCGCTACGTATAGTAAATAATTGATTATCATCATTAGCTTGTTCTTCCTGAATAGCCAATTGTTTTGTTTGAATTTCAATACTTTTATCCATTTTCTGTATAAGTTTTTCTAATTGCTTATTTTGAAACTGATCACTTGCTTCCAGTTTACTTATACGAGATTCCTGTTTACAATATTTCTCATGTAAATCTCTTACTTGATTATGGGCCATTATTGTTTCCTCCATTGTTAGTGGAGGTGTAAGTTCTTGAAATCCATCCAACTATTCCCCCTAATGCTACTGCTGCTAGTTCGTTGTTTCCCATATAGGTGCTTAGAATTCCTATAATTATTATTCCAATTATTGCTAATGTTGTGTTGTTGAAGTTAGTCATTATTATTTTCACTCCTAAAAAAAAATTGTTTTAAAAAAAACGTTGGGGAAGGGATTTGAACCCCTGCGATACTATTGTATCATTAGATTAGCAGTCTAACGCCCTACCAGGCTAGGCTACCCCAACATTGTTGGTGGAGGGAATTGCACCCTCAACTTTTGAGTGGTTACTAAGTTACAATAAAATAAGCTATTACCAACATCATGAACATGTATTAAAGGAGATAAATTTTATATTATATTTATGGGAAGAATATTTTTTTTTAAGATATGTGATATTAATTATTTAATCTTTGGAGGATACCTATATATTTTAATGAAGAAAAAAATCCAATCATTCTATTATTCATTAAAAATTTGCTACCATTCCCATTAATAATTTTTAAGAATAATAATAAATGAAAAGCGAATAATAAACGGATAAGAATATTATTTTTAAATTGTCAAATAATGATAATACGAAGCTAATTGTACAATAACATATGATAAAATATTTTTTATAAGTGTTTTATTACAAGACCACAATTTTTACAAACAAATTCAGCACACCACTCACCATAATAAACCTTCTTACAGTCCATTTCATGTTTCTTGCAAGAAGGACACTCTATTTCAGCATGCTTCATGTTTTTAAAAAGTGTAGTTGCATCCAAATAATATTATCCTCCCATATATAATTATAATAATGTCTTTTATTTTTTCACAAAAGATAAAATTATAAAATATTTTATCCCCTTCAATATATAGGAGTGGAAAAATAGAAAAAAAAGAAATGAATTAATATCTACTCAAAACATAAATATATGGCTGAGGATAAACTTCATTTAATATTTCATAAGCAGCATTAACAATATCTACATTAATTAAATAATTTAATAAACCAAAATCATCAAAATCTAGGTTTTCATTTGCTTTAATTAAAAATTCTACCTTTGCTTCTAATACATCGGGCAATATGTGCATTGTACACTTCTCTAAACCATCATATTTTGGGATTAATTCATTATTAATATATTCGTATAATTTCTTTAAATCTTCCATGTTTTCCATTATATTTTTACTCCTATTCTTTTTAATTCTCTTTTCACAGTTCTTTCCTCCAAACCAAAATCATTTAATGCATGCTGTGAAAGAAATGTTGTACCCTGCTCCCTTAACTCATTACTAATTAACTCCCCATTATTAATTAATTTTCTACGTTTTTGTTGATACTTTGCTTTCTGTTCACGTATCGCCCAGGTCCTGCAAGCTTCCCTGCAATAACATGTTTTGTTTTCAAATTTAATAAATATTCTTCCACAGTATTTGCATTTGCTGATGTAGAATCTTGTTTGTGGATCATTTAATGTTTTCTTCAATAACATCCCTTATCATCTTTCTAAATTTTTAGATAGTAAGTTTTTCTTCACTTCAAAAACAAACATGTGAAAGGGTAAAAGTTTACCCTTGTATTTCACATATTCATTAATTACTTGTGATTTTTTTAATGCTTCGGTTATAGTTTCTTGTTTTAATTCTTCATTTATGCATTCAAAATTGGAGACTGTTCTACTTAAACTAATGTATACCTGTTCATATAGATTAAGGTTATTGTTTTTCACATTCCCCACCACAACAAGAAACTGAATTATCAGAAGTATTGAATTTACCATCTTCAATCATTTCAATCAACTCATGAAGAATACGAGTAACATTCATCAAAGTATGAAGATTAACACTATGAATTATAACCTCCTGATACTCCAGGTCTCTCAAACTACCAGTGCATTCTTTATGAATAGTAAAAGCTTCTTCTTCAAATTCCTCTTTTTTTGTCTTAATAAAATATAGTAATAATTTCTCATCAATCATATTATATTTCCCCTATGTATTTTTTAACTTCTTTCATAAAAACTCCTGATTACAATATAACCCATCTTAATGATCATAAAAATCAGTAAGACATAACACTAAACAACAACTAATAATTACACTTACATTAAAAACTACCCAACCATCCATCATACTATCTTTTCCTCCATTATCTCCAACTTGTTACTAACTCATACTCTTCAGGAGTTAACTTCTGTTTTAACCTTTCATCAAAACTTCTTACATCTCCAGGATTATTCTCATCCCAGCAAGACTCAATCTTGGCAGTTAATTTATTAATTTCTTCCTTATTCATTTTTGTATCTCCTTTTTATTCCGTGTGGGTTGTCTTTGACTTGGTTCCGCTACACCATACTTACTTAACAGATAATTCTGCTTATGTTTCCTCACTGTTTCAATTGCTGTGTCTATAAGTAAACTCCATTTAAAACTCTCATGCTTATCTCTTAATACCTCATGCCATACATCCTTCATGATTCCACCTTTTTTTATATGAATTATTTCACTCCTTCAGCATAGTTTACTAATTTTAATCCTTCATTAATTACACAACCCACCAATACATCAAAAGACACTTTTTGTTGTTTGCTGATATTCTTCAGCTGATTTTTCCCAACAAAACCTAAACGTTCATGTATACGATAAACTGTATCCATGGCATTACCATATTCATCATTATCTTGTTTTTCATTTTTTAATCGCTCTTCACGTATTTTACATAATTGTGATTCCAAAACATTTATTTCATCCTGATGTATTGCAATTTTTTTTCTTAGTTCTGTTTCTTTATCATCAGACAATCCTATTGCTTTTCTCAATTGATCTTCAACAAATTCGCTTCTGCTTTGAGGTAGTTTTTCTTTTGCTTGTTCCCATATCATGGAATCAATTGTTAATGTTACTGATTTTTTCATAATGTTTGCCCTCCATTTAAAAAAAATTATATGTAAACTTTAAAGTTTACATTTTCAAATTGATTCTGTTGCTGTTTACATTTGTTTACATTTGTACACTTGTTTACACATGTGGATTTCCACAGGTTCCTCGCTAGAATGTAAACCTTCAAGTTTACCCAAAAGTTGATCACGCTCCATCTCCAAAGCAATCAAATCAAGCTTCACCTCACGAATTTCCTTATCCAACTCCATAATCTCAAACTCCAATCTCCCCTTTGATGAAAGCAACGTATTTAACCCCACTTCCACAGCAGAACGAACAGAAATATTATGCTTCTCCAAAAGCTTCTTGCAACGACTAGTAACCTTAGCAGAAACAGTCTCAGGAAAATCAACACTCTTCATAAAATAATCACCTAAAAATCTTTTTAGCTTCACGTATATGTTTACACTCATGTTTACGGTAGTGAAAATCTTCACAGCTACACCACCAACCATCCACATCATCATAATTCACAGTATTACTACCAGTACTGCCTGATGCTTTAAATTGTGCGAAAACTAACCTCACACAAACAGGATTATTGGAGGTTATTGTTTAGCCTCCTTCTCCTGTTTTTTAAACCATTCAAAAACGGCTCTACTTTCAACTTCATCGATTTCTTTCTTTTTAAACATATTCATACGAGTGCGATTAATCATTACTGGAGTGATTTGTATTGTACTGTCTTTTTTATGAATATGTGCTTTTATCTTGTTTAAAACCTCATCCACATCCACTTCCTTTTTAGGCATACCATCAAATGAGTTATTATTCCCTTTTTTTACACTAGAATTAATATTTTCTTTTTTTCCTGCTCCTTCTTCTATTTCATCTTTTTCCATTGATAAAAACATTTGCATGAGTAAATACCTTTTTAAATAGGTTATAGCACTGCCTATATCTTGAATTAATTTATTTGAGTTACTGTTTTTGAGTTCTGGGAATGGTACTCTGATGCTTATTTCTCCTTTTTCAGGATTCCAATCTTTTAATTTTAAAACTCCATGTTCAGTGAAACTGAATATTAATGTGGTTTCATATTTGATTGTTAAAGGTATTACTTGGGATAATAAGTCATCTAATGTGAAGTATTTATTTTTAATGAATTTATTATCCCCTGTTTTTTCAAATCCTGTGTCATGCATTTCATTTTGCATTCTTGCCAGCTTTTCATATATAGTCATGTTACCAATATCATGACTTAAATCCTGAACTTCACCCATTTATAATACCCCCATCATCTAAATCATGGTATTCATCATCGATACTGTAATACTCATCATCCTGTAACTCACCAATAATCTCCAACACTTTAGATTCACTAATATTCTCCAAAGATGCTTGAGAGTGTGGAATGAAACCTTTTGACACCCAGTATTCATGATACTGGATTTCACCACCACACAGTTCCTGTAAAGTATTCATAATATCACGTGTGTTCTCATAAGTACTGTCATGAAAAACAATTACAGATATGAAAACACCCCCATGTAAGTTTCCATGGGCAGAAATACGTCCGCCCATTTTTTCAACAATTTCTAATAATTGATTGTAAAACCTGTTTTGCTGATCATAAGTAATCATACTAAACACCCATTAGTGTAGGGATCCATCTGTCCCACAATACAGAATGCGAAGAGGAATAATAAAATTATTAAAATTATTCCTTTTGCAAAGATTATTTCAACTTCATACTTTTCTCTCCAGGACACTTTTTTATGGAGTCTTGCTGGAGTAGGTTTATTGTTGAAGAGACTCATAATTGAGCCTCCAACACTTTATACTTAACTTCTTTTTTCATACCAGGAGTATTAAGGAAATCTTTCAATTCCCTTAAGCGGGTTTGTTCCTCAACATACTCCGCATACTCCCCGTATAATGTTTCGAACAATTCCCTTTGCTCAGGATATTCCTGTACTAGAAATACGAACAGTTCATCTATTTCACAGTAATCCTTGTACTGTGACTGGTTGATCCTGTATAAGGCATTACCAATCTTGTTTTCTGTTTCCCAAAAGTCTGGAGTGAACATTCATTTACCCCCGTAAGCTATTACCTGCACGAGCAAACTCCAACATTTGCTCATCAGACAATTCATAGATTTGAAATTGCTTATATTCATCAGCCAACCTATGATCTATTTCTTCCTGGGTTTCATAATCCTCAGACAATAATATCTGTTCAAGATAATCAAACTCGACCTCATCTTCAGGTGGAGTAATCGTATACATTGAGTTGTTGTATTTGCAACTCATACGCCTACACTCCTGAATTTTTGGAGTCCTTCTTTGAGGATTTTATTTTCCTCTTGAAGTTTTTTCGCTTTTAAAAATACATGTTCAATTTCTTCTTGGGAGCATATCCTCCCAAAAACTTCAATCTTATCCTTATCCATTTTTATCACTTGTTAGGAATTTTTTCAAGTTTAGTTTCAGAACTGCCATTTTGAATTTCAACTTGTTATTTACTACTTTGTTTTTAAAGTATATAAAGTTTTGTATATAGAAATATATTAGAAATCTATATATAATATTATAATTATAAATATAATTATAAATATAATGGAGTGTATGAAATTGAAATATACAACAAAAGTCCAATCCGTAGCAGGATCATTGACTACTTCAATCCCAAAAACAATTCGGGATGCTCTCTCATTACAAAAAGGAGATGAAGTAGAATGGGAATTAGACTTGAATACTCAAGAAATTAAAGTGAAAAAATTAGAATAAACTTTTAACTTTTTTTAATAATATTAGTAATTATTATATACTCACCAACACTATAAATAAAAGTGGTTACTAAAAATTTTCTCACTTGTTAGGTTAGACTTTTTTTATCGTAGCCAGTGTTAGGTGTGAGGAACTGCCATTCCTACGACCACCTACACTTTATACATAATTTTACTTATTTTGCATTTAACTGTTCTTCTATTTTTAAAGTATCATAATACTCTTCAGCATCAGGATGTTCAACAAAACTATGAACATCAGCTTTATTTTCTTCAACAATCTGTTTAACCTCATCAATAGTAATGTTAAAGAATTCTTTACGGCGATTAACTTTATTCACACGACTATCATTAAATCTATCATGCAATTCTTTTTCTAATGCAAATGCATCTTTACTGAAAATAAATACATGAGTATCATAACGGAATGGAACTGAAGCACTGGATAATTCACGAATTCTTTCATCAGGATTATCTCTACGAGTTACCCCAATTTTAAACACATTTTTACCAAATGAACCTATATTTGAGATTATATAAACATAACCTGCACCAGGTGTTTCTTTCCATTCATCAATTTTCCCTATTTCCTCATTATTCCTATTTAATGCTTCTTTTAATTCTTTTATCTCTTTTTCAAGTTTGGCTTTTTCTTTATCCGCCGCTGTTGTTAATTCATCCCGTACTTTATTAATCTCTTTTTGAATTTTATCATTTTCACGATTAAATTTATTTTTTTCCTTTTCTAATTTTTTCTGTAGCTTTTTCTCTTCTCTTTCTCTTTCTCTTTCTTCACGTAATAACTCTTTTTCTTCTTGTTTTTTTACTTCATATTCATAAGCAATATTCATTTCATCAACTTTAAGATTCAAATACGATTTTGTGAGAGAAACATTCTCCCTTTCATATAATCTATTCAATTGATCAAATGATTTTTGAATTCTTTTTTTAGAACTTTCAACATTAGAATGTTTAACTTTATTGATAATGACTTCTGTTTCATTGTTGAAACTGCGAAGTATTTGTTTAATATTTGCATTAATAAATGCTTTTCCTTGTCTTTTATCTCCATTAATTGTCCAATCACTAGTACCTACTGCTGCAGTTTTGTCTTTTATCATTTGTTTTTGTTGTTTTCTAACTGCGTCTAATCTTTCTTTATATGCTGTTGAATTGATAAAATTATATTTTGGTTCATATAAACCATATTCTTGCATATCTAAAGTTTCTTCCACTAATGCAATTTCTTTTCTAATTTCATTTAATTCTCTTGTATTATTGTTTATCTTAATAACTAAATTATTTAATTCATTTCTTTTATCATTTAATTTAACATCAATTTCTTTCTCTTTATCTTTAGCTATTTTTTCATATGTTTTATCAATATTATCTAATTCCTCTTGTTTCTTTTTTAATTTTTTATTTAATTCTTTTTCTTTAGTTTCTTCTTTTTTCTGATATTCTTCATCCAAATTTTTTAATTCTTCTTGTTTTTCATTTAGTTTATCATCAATTTCTTTCTCTTTTTCCTGTTCCAATACTTTTAATTTTTCATCAATATTATCTAATTCTTCTTGTTTTTCTTTTAATTTTTCATCAATATCTTTACCCTTTGCTTTTTTATTTAAGTAGTATATTCCAATAATTGTTAATGGTATTCCAAAAAATATTCCATATATAGATATTGTTAATAGAATTCCAATAATAGAAATGATCAATCCTTTATTTTCTTTAATATTCATTCATATACAAACCCCCTTTTTTTCTTCATTTATTATCAACTCACAAACTTATTTTTTTTTATAAGTAATAATAATTCTTACTCTTTAGTAAATTACCCTCAGCTGCAGGCATTTTCAACCTGTTACAATTTGTAACAACA